ATGTATTGTGAAGGAAATTTTAAATTTAAAGGAATATTAAAAAAAGATGCAGGAACATTTAAGAATGATAAAGGAGAAGTAATTAATTATCCAGAAAAATATGAATTAAAAGTTGATGAAATAGATGAAGATGGAGTAATAAACGAAAGATTATTCAAATTGCCTATAGATAGTAAACTTATAGCAACATTAGTAACATTTAAGCCATATCAAGATATTAATTTAACATTTGACGTTTCTTTTCTAAAGTCAGGAAGTGTCAAAGTTACTCCTGTAGATGTAAGTATGTCAAAATAGTTATACTCTAGTTCTACCTAGTTTATATATATCAATGTTTTGAAATAGGGAGGTGTTAGTATGGAAGGTGCTACAAATGTTGCAGCAGTAATAAAGCCACTTTCAGACGCTTTAGTTGCTTCAATTACACCAGCACAATTAGTAGCAATATTAGCTAGTATTGTAGGTGTTGGTATGGCGTTTGTGTTAATGTGGTTTGGTGCAAGAAAACTAAAACAAATATTCACAAATGCCGTAACAAAAGGCAAAATCAAATTCTAGTTTTTACTAGTTGAGAAGGACTTTACTAGTTCTTCTCTTTTATTTTATTTTAATAGGGGGAAAGCAAATGAAGTTAAGTATTATAATATTATATTTAAAAAAAGTAATAGGAAAAGTTTTATATCATTTAAGAAAAATTTTAAAAGTTTTATCATATACAGCAATAACAATAGTTTTAGTAGATTTATTAGTATTTTTAATGACTGGAGGCGAGATACGTGGATAGTTTAGATAGCCTTTCAGGTTCACACAATTTCTTTAATATATTCCGAGTAGTAAATTACAAAAGAAAGTTCGCATTAGAGCATCCAACATATTTTTATCCAGAAGGTTTATTAGTTTTTTGTTCAGAACAAGGAGCTGGTAAAACATTGAGTGCAGTTCAATATTGTATAAGAGTAAATAAAATGTATGAAGATTGTATTTTTTGCACTAATGTCTTAATAAAGGGTCTTCCAGTAAATTGTTATTATGAAATTAAAGAAATAAGCGAAGATGTTACACAAATTTTTTATTATAGAATTTCTGACGACTGTTTAGCAAGAAAAGTTACTTTAAGTAAAGATGAAAACGGAGAGATACAAACAGATATTGAAAAGATACTAGATATAAAAATATGTGTAGCGTATGACGGAATAGATTGTATAAAGAATTTATCAAATGGTTTCGAGGGTGTCTTGTATCTAATTGATGAGATACATCTTGAGTTTAATTCACTTGAGAGTAAAAATATACCTATCGAGATTATGGTTGAGGTTTCACAACAGAGAAAACAAAGAAAACATATTGTAGGTACATCTCAAGTTTATATGAGATTAGCAAAGCCACTTAGAGAACAAATAGACACAGTTGTTATTTGCAAAAACTTTTTATCATGTACTCAATTTAATACTGTAATTGACGGTAAAACAGCTGTTGAGGATAATGGTAAATTGATAGCTGATATAAAACGTAAATTTTTGTGGTTTCATAGCCCAGAACTTTACAATAGTTATGATACATTCGCTAAGATGAAACGTTATCGTAAAGAGTGGAAAGGAATATCAAGACAAGATATTTACAATAAAAATGAGGAGGTGAAAGTCAATGGATTACACAGCGGTCGTTGATTTATTAGTTCAAGTAGTTAAACAAGCTTTACCACTTGGTATAATATTTTGTTTAACTGAACGATTGGTTAATATGTTTTTAACCTTTGCATTTCCAAAAACATTTAAAGGAGGGCTATAAATGGATAATAACACAACAAATAATAATGCTGTAGATTTAAAATCATTGAATATTGCTGGAAATACAACTAATACAACAAATTCTACAGCAACAGAAAATACAACAAGTGCTAATCCTTCTGCAGAAGATCCAAACTCTAAAGAATATAAAGAAAGTTTGGCAAATGATAGTATAGCACTTGCTTATGATTATTATGATAGATATTACGAGAATGTATTAAGTAAATTAGATACGATTGTAGTTAGTGAGGATACATCAATAAAAAATCAAGAGCAAATCATATCAAAATTAGATACAGTAACTTTAACTTTTAATACAATTTTATTTGTAATATTGTTATGGTTTTTAATTGATGTTATTCGCCACATGTGGAAAAAGTGAGGTGTTTTTAATTATGAAAAAATCAAATAAAGTTATAATTTTTTTAGTAGTATTTCTATTTGCAATATTATTTTTTAATACAAAATCATTTGCAGCAACACCTATAAAGTTTTCAAATGGAGAGACTTACGAATTTGATTTTTCTAATTGTGAGCTAAAAGAAAATTATTTTATTATATTGTCCGAGAAAACTCCTACAATATCAATATTTACTTGGGATAATTCTGTAAAATTTTATGCTACTTCAAGTAATCGTTTTCTTAGTGATAATGGTCCTTTTAGCTATATGTTTTTCTTAAGCTCTACAATTCCTCCTATTTCTAATTTTGGTAGCACTTCTTCTCTTACATTTGGTTCAAGTATTTTAGGCTATTGTTCTAATGTAAATGTAACAGACAAAAACGGTTCATTTACTTATTATACTAAGTCTGGCGATATTCAATTTTCTAAGAGTAAACCAAGTTTTACAACAACTAAAGAAACATTGGAAAGTGGTAATTTTGATAGATTAGAGATTGCTCCTAATGAATTTGATATAAGAGATAGTTCTTTCGTTTTTAGAATTTTAGAAGGTATTGAATTAGATGGACAAGTTGTTAATTACTATCCTAAAATGGATTTTAAATTAAACTATTTTTCTAAGTATTATTTCTCTGACGTAAGTAATAGTTATTATTCTTTTTCAATACCTAAATCAAATTTACAAATATCATTTGATACTGGAAAAAGTTATAAATTCTTACTTCTTGATAAATCTTCGGATAATGCAAAAATATTTGATAGTATTGAATTTACTGTTGCGGAGAGAAAAGCTGAAGATGTAATAAAAGATAAACAAGACGAAACAAATAGTAGATTAGATGACCAGAATAAAAAACTAGATGAACAAAACGAAAAGCTAGATGAACAAAATAAGACCAGTAAGGGTATATGGGATACTATAAAAGAAGTTCTAAGTTATATAAATCCTTTTTCAGAGAACTTTTTTGTATATAAGCTAATTAGTTTATTGATAGATGCCATAAAGAGTTTATTTATACCATCTGATGATTTCTTTAGCAATTATTTTACTAATTTGAAAGATTGGTTTTCTGATAGACTAGGCTTTTTGTTTTACCCATTTGAGTTGATAATGGATATACTCGATAAAATAGTTAATATTAATTTTAGTGACCCAGTAATACATATACCTGATATTAATGAGCCATTTACTAACAATAAGCTTATATCTGCTACAACATTTGATTTTAATAGTTTACTAAGTAATTCTATATTGAAAAATATACATGATATTTATTTAATTGGTGTTGATGTAGTTATAGTGATAGCATTAGTAAACTTGGCTAAAAGGAAATGGGAGGAGGTATCTACAAAATGATAATAGAGGCACTTTTAAATATAATAATGACATTACTTCAAGTAGTATTTGGTTGGATAAATATACCAGGATTTCCAACGGAATTGACTAATAGTATTAGTTCATTTTTAAGTTTAATATTTGATAATTTAACATTGTTAGGTTTCTTCATTAGACCAGCAACTATTACAGTTGTAATACCTATTTTAATAATATTATTGAACTTTGAGCATGTATATAAATTGACTATGTGGATACTAAGAAAAATACCATTTCTAAACGTCCAATAAAACTTATGAGTAAAAAACAGACTTATAAATGCTATTCTTTACTGTATAGTGTCAGTTTTACTCATAGATGGAAAAATCTGAAAAGGCGCCGCTTGCAAGGCAAGCGCGACTTTGAGGAATTTTTTCCTTCTATATTTAATTTAATTATAGTTGAAAATAAGCAGAAAATTATTTGATAAAATTAGGAGGTTTTGCCATGCTCAAAAAATATATTATTACTGGTAATATTGTAGAGGTTTACTCCTATCAAAATTACATAAGGGGGAAAGGGGGAGCTAATAGAACAGAGGCTACAGCTGATGACGTAGAAAACGCATTGAAAAATTATGCTAATACTAATCAACGTAGACGTGATATGGTTCGTAGATTAGCTTGCTGCAATTTTAATGCTCAATATGATAAATTTTTCACTTTGACTTTTGCTGATAATTTAACAGACGTAAAACAAGCAAATTATTTGTTTAAGAAATTTAAGCAAAAATTACAATACAAATTCGGAAAAGATATAAAATATCTTGGAGTAGTAGAGTTTCAAGAAAGAGGAGCTGTACATTATCATGTTTTGTCAAATATTCCTTATATCCCTCAAAGAGATTTACAAGATTTATGGGGCCATGGATTTGTATTTATAAATGCAATAAATCATGTAGATAACATAGGAGCATATATCGTAAAATATATGACTAAAGATACAACAGATACAAGATTGCAAGGATTAAAAGCATATTTGTGTAGTAGAAATTTAATAAGACCAGAAGAAATAGTCAATCATGATTTAAAAGAATTTAAGAAATTGGAAGATATAATCGAAAAAAGATATCATTTATCTGAGATTGATGCAGAATATGAAAGTACATACGAAACCGAAGTGTTAGGAACTTGTAAATATAAACAATATAACATTGGAAGGTCCAATAATGAGAATATTCCTGACCAGAAATAATATTTTATATGGTGAAGGTGATATCGTTAGTCAATTTGATTATAAGGGCAGATTTTTAGCAAATGTAAAAATTAATAGATTTATTGTGCATTATAAAAACAATTTGCCAAGATTATATGTGAATTTTAACAGCTTAGAATTTAGAACTAAAAATTGGACATTGCCAGTATCTTATTTAGATACATACTATAAAAAATTCTTTTAAAGAAA